TTATTTTTTTTTATATTCTTCATCATTTTCCTTATTACTTCCAATAAAATTTATTTCTATTTCATATTTTTCTCCATCCCATGTAATTTTATCTATTAAAGCATAAATCAATTGCTTTATTTCATCATCTGTTAAGGTATCTATTATTGAACATCTATCTAGCAGCATACTTATAAAAGATAAATTTACTTCAGTTTCGTTAAATTGTGATTTTATTGTATCTATATTTACTAGCTCTTTTTTTAATTCAGATATTTCATTTTTAATACTTTTTATTTTATTAATAATTAAATCTGATATTTCATCATCAATGGCAAGTTTGTTTATTAAATTTTCTATTTGTTTTTCTTTTTCAGCTATAGACTTTTTTAAAGTTTCTTCTCTATTCATAGAATTATTAAATTCTTTAGATTTTCGGTTTTGTTCAGATAATTTAGCGAGTAAGACTTTTTTATTCATAGCTAATTTTTTTAGATAATTTTTTACTACAAGATCTAATTCTGCTACCTTAGCATTTTTATTATTGCAACGAACGCTTTTAGAATATTTTTTCATAGAACAAGCATAGTAATATATAGTTTCCCCAGTTTTTCGACTTTGATGCCCATGATTAATTTGCATAGTGCTACCACATTTGGCACATCTCAAAACGCCAGTTAAAAGAGCATTATGTGTTTTACCAAGATTAGGCACCTTATCTTTATTTTCTGTTAAAATTTTTTGTACTTTCAACCAATCAGAAGCTTCTATAATTCCTTTTTGTGAGCTTACCGCAGCAATCCATTCTTTGGTATCCCTATTTACTCTAACAACTTTACCGTTATCACCATATATTGTTTTCTGCTTATTATATGTCAATAATCCATGCTCACCATCAGGAATACCACAACATGTAATTCCTTTACTTTCTAGATATTCTAAAATTTCATCAGTAGCTTTTACATAAACAGGATTATTTAATACTAATCTTATATTAGCTTTATTAAAATCTGATCCACGTTTAGTTTTTATATTATTTTGTAAACAATATGTTTCTACTTTTGATAAAGATTTAAATTCTAAATACTTATTATAAATCAACTTAACTGTTTTAAGTTCTTCAGGTACTTGTGTAAGTTTAACCATTTTTTTTTCATTCATTTCAGTATCATAATATGTTACTGGATTAGATTTATATCCAATGGGAGTAACCCCGCCAAGCCAGCGTCCTGTCTTGGCCAATTCCAACATATTGTCTCGCACTCTTTCTGCAATGGTTTCTCTTTCAAGCTGAGCAAACACACTTGCTACATACATCATAGCACGTCCCATTGGAGTGCTTGTATCGAATTGCTCTCTGATACTAACAAAGTCAATATCATACTTTTGCAGTATTTCCAGTGTGCTCGAGAAGTCAGCAACATTACGAGATATTCTATCCAGCCTATAGCATATAAGAACATCAAATTTTTTAATCATGGCATCTTCCATAAGCCTTTGGAATTCTGGTCTATTTGTATTGCCACCACTAAATCCCTCATCTTCATAAATCAAGAACTCAGTAATATTTTTATCCTTTAATTGATTCTGTGCATAGTCTTTACACATTTGCACTTGGTTTTCAATAGATTCACCTTTACCGGTAAATTTAGATTTTCTACTATAAATTGCTGCTTTCAAAATAAGCACTTCCTTTTATTATACATTATAATTCTCGATAGTACTCCAAAAATCATTTTCATTGACTATAATAACTTTACTTCCATTTTTACGTAAATTTACAGCAGTTTCAACTTTTCTACCATAGCAAGAGAAGGCCCAACACGGATTACCATCATTGCCTATAATAAGATAATCAGTTTTTTTAGATACTGAATTCATAAATTTACCATTAAGAGCTGTTATTATATTAGCAATTTGTTTTCTACTTGCTTTACAAGAAACACCAGTAAAGCAAAATTGTTTTCCCTCAAAAGTTATTTTCGGGGATATTGAGCATATGCCTTGAATACTAAATTCTTTTTTTAAATTAGCTAATTCTTCTTCGTCAATATTTGGAGTAGTTTTTATATCTATAAATTCACTAAAAAATACTTTAAGGTAGTTTCTTTCTTCGTCAGTTATAACACTATCTTTTAAAATAGTTGTTAGTATACTATTTAATTCATCATAAGGATAACAACCTGCAAGGTGGTTACTTTTATTAAGCCAAACTTTTAACTCATTAATTTCATCATCAGTTATTTTATTGTCACACATTATTCCGTGCATTATACCTTGAAGTCTTTGAATATCAGATGTTACAAAATCATAATATCTATTAGCTGTTTTTAAATTGTTGCAAAACCATAATATATCTTTTATTTCTTCTTCAGTAAGCTCATTATCTTCTAAATATTTATCTATTAATGGTATAAGTTCATTATAAGGATGAATATCAGATAGATCTCGATGCTTTTCAGACCAATTAACTAGTTCATTAATTTCTAAATCATTTAGTTTGTTATCTAATGAAATACCCTTAAGTATTCCTTCAAGTGTATGTATAGACTTATCAATTTCACTCCATTTAGTATATTTTCTAAAAGAAAAATCATCATAAATTTCCATGATTAATATCCCCCATTAAAACACAATTTCTTTATTAAATCTTTCTTTAAAATACTTTAACAAGTCTTCTTTCGTATCAAAAAGAATGCTTATTTCCATATCTTTATACCTATATTTATTTGTATACTCATTTTTACTTATAGAATATACTTTTGAAGTATATTTTTTATCTTTAGTTTTATATTTTACTGTGTCTTTTTTTAATAATTTAAAATAGTGTTTAGATGTAGTTACTAAATTTTTATCTTCTACAATAAATAATGCATTATTTTGAATGTAAGTAAAATCTAAAGGTTTTAAATCATAAATCCCCATTGAAAAATAGCATTGCATATGATTATTATAATAATCATATAATCTTTCAGGACATGTAAAACCAATTAATTCAATTTTTGAATTATTGATTATTAAAATTCCACTCCCCAATTCATTAATACGTTCTTGTAAAATCATGATAAACCTCCTAATAAATTAAGATTTTATACTTGCTAAAGCAAGTATCCATGAATTCATCAGCAGTAGCTTCATAAATACTATAGTCTTGTTTATCGTCATTCAATTCACAAACAGAATAACTACTATTACCATGATTTAATATATGTTCCGCTTCATGGTATTTTACTTTTTGCTGATATTCAAATATTACTCATATTTATATTAAATTGACTTGATTTTTTAACCTTGCTTTCTTTCATCTAGCCGCCTTTCAAATTCAATAACTTTATTTTCAGTTTTTACGGCTTTGGAGGTAGTGGTATTAACATCGATTTGCAAATCATCTATTTTCTCATTTAATTTCTTTATGGACATATTCATTTCTGTTCTAAACTCTGTCAATTCAGCAGTTTGATTGAATACGAAATTTACTTTATCTTTTATTTCAACAATATCTGAATGCATAGAAGTTTGGTTTTCAAGTATTTTTATTAATAATTCTTCAATTTTGTTATTCTCCATTTGCTTTAACTCCTTTATCGTATTTTCTATTAATTCATAAATTTTTAAGCTGTTTTAAAGGGCTTATTGGTAATTCTAAAGCACAAGCTACTTGTTCTATTGTCATTTCGTATAATTCTATTTCATTAAAAGTTATTTGCCCTAATTTAAGAGCAAAATAATTAGCTTGTTTTTCAATTTTGCCGTCATTTTGTATCATTTTACTTACATAATTATCACCAGGCATATAATGTAATACTATATGTCCTAATTCATGCCCTAAATAAAACAATTCATGCTTATAGTTTAAATCATCTCTCATAAAAATAACACTGTTATCCATTATATAAATGCAATTTTTCCCAAGCAGAATAGAATTACTTGGATCTGTTTTAATAATATTTATACCCATGGCTTTTAATATATCATAAGGATTATTGGTGCCATAAAACTCAATAGTACCTATAACAATTTTATCAATCCAATTCAATATATCACTTCCCATTTAGCATCAACTATAAATTTATTTATTTCCTTTTATCTTTTTTTCATATTTATATCCAATAAGTTTCATCTGTTCTAAGAGAGCATTTGCAAACTCTAATATTTTTTCATCATCTATTTTATCAGCATTGAAGCCTTCTGATGCAAATATTCTATGCTTTTTAACATAAGCTCTTGCTTGCTCTGGGTCTGTAAATTGCTCGGGAATAATATCAAGGTTTTTGATTTCATTTTTACTTTGTTCTTTAACTTCATCAGTAAGTCCAAGTAAATAATCAGAAGAAACTCCAAGGGCCTCAGCTAATTTTGATACAATTTCTCCTTTTGGACTTCTTAATCCATTTTCATATCTTGATAAAGTAGCTTCAGTTATACCAACCTTATCAGCTAATTCTTTTTGTTTCATTTCATTTTTTATTCTTAGCCTCAATATTCTTTCTCCAATATTTTCACCCATAAAATCACTCCTTACCAATATTATAAATCATGTATAAAAAAATTGAATAAAAATTACCAAAAATATAAAAAATGTGTTGACACTTACCAAACGGTATGATATATTAAAATTACCAAATGGTAATTAAGGAGGTAGAAAAATGAATACAAAAAAGCTTAAAAGCTTGAGAGTGTTAAATGGACTTACTCAGGAGAAATTAGCAGAAATGTCTAAAATGTCAACAAAGACTTATAACAGAAAAGAATTAGGTTTAATACCTTTTACTAATGAAGAAATTTTAACTTTATCTACTATACTTAATTTAGATATAAATTTGGTAAATGAAATTTTTTTTGACAACCATATTACCAAATGTATAAATAACACTAACTCATTTCAAACTAGCTGTATTAATTCTTAATTTATTTTAACCAATTTATTTTATTTTAGTTTAATGAACTGGGAATTAGGAACAAAAAAATATTTTCAGCATAAATTGATAATATCAGTATTTTGAAAGGGGAGGGAGGAGCTTGATATTAAAGGTTAAGGTGAATTATCCAAAGGACATGAAAACATTACAAGATAAGGCAGCTGATACATTAGCAAAAATACTTGTTAATAAGCTCCAACCAAAGGAAATAGATCAGCTAATAGAAGTGCTAAAAGATGATAAAGTGAACATCACTATGTAGAAAGGATAACTATTTATTACACTCGACAAAATAAGGCTTTTAAGCCTTATAAAAAATTTTAATTTAAAAAAAATAAATAACACTACTCATTATATTTTATTAATATAACTTAAAAAATAAAACTGGAAAGAAGTGAAAATAAATGAGGATTAATAAAAAAATTTTTTTAATTAGTTTAATGGTAACTATATTAATTATTATTATATCTAGTATTCAAAGAAATTATGACAACAAATCTTTCAAAATGCTTTATAAGGTACAAGCTGGAGAAAAACTTACAGATATAGCAAGAAAGTTTGATGTTGATGTAGAGACTATAGAAGATATAAATAATTGTGGTGAATACATAGCAGAAGGAACAATTTTAGAGATACCTATTGATTAATATATGGAGGGATAAATTATGGCTGAAATTAAATGGATTAAACTTGATACAGATATGTTTGATAATAGAAAAATTAAGCAAATAAGAAAATTACCAGGAGGAAATGATATTGTACTTATTTGGATTATGCTTTTAAATTTAGCAGGAAGATGTAATTCTCATGGATTTATTCTTCTTACAGAAAATCTTCCTTATGATGCAGAAATGCTTGCTAATGAATTCGATTTCGAACTTAATACAATAAAAATGGCTCTAAATATATTTTGCAAGTTTAATATGATAAGTATTGAGCAAGATGTTATAAGTATAGTTGGCTGGTCAGAACATCAAAACATTGAGGGAATGCAAAAAGCTAAAGAACTTGCAAAAGAAAGAGTTAGAAGACATAGGGAAAAGAAGAAACAGCTTGAATCACAGGCTATTAATGATTCTTGTATAGCTTTATCTGATAGTGTAACGTCATGTAACGTTACAGAAACGTTACATGAAACGGAGTGTAATGCAAAATTAACGCATCTAGATAAAGAACTAGATATAGATACTACTACAAGTAGTAGTAATAGTAATATTGAAATTTTTAAGCATTTTGAAAAATGTGGATTTGGTCTTATGTCTCCAGTTTTAATGGAGAAGATTTCAGCAGACATTGAGATTTATGGCGAAGAATTGGTTAAAAGAGCCGCTGAAATTGCTGATGAAAATAGTAAACATAGTTATTCTTATGTTAAAGGAATATTAGAGAATTGGAATAAAAATGGTGGGAATATAAAAAAACGTGCAGCCCCTGATGAACAAAGGGCTAATGCACAAGCTTATACATACATATAGGTGGTGAAAAAATGGAGCGATACAATCTTGATGCTGAAATGAGTATTCTTGGAGCAATACTTTCTAAAAATGATGTTATGTGTGATGTTATTTGCCAATTAGAAGCCAAAGATTTTTATAATTCTAGACATCAAATTATTTTTCAAGCTATGAAAGAGATGTATGAGAATTCAATACACATAGATGTAACTACATTGGCAAATAAGTTAGGGAAAAACCTTGTTCAAGTTGGAGGGCTAACATATATCAGCGAACTTATAACCGCTGGTTTTAGTTTTGCTGGGGTAAAGCAGTATGTAGAAATAGTAAAAGAAAAATCAAAACTAAGAGAGTTTTATATTAGATTAATACAGGCAGTTAAAAAGCTTGAAGATGATCAAGATCTTGATGAAGTTATTGAGTTTGTCCAACAAAATAGCATAGAACATATAGCAAAAAATGAGGAAGATGGAAATATAACAAAAGTTATTGATTCATTTCTTGATGATTTAGAAAAGAGATATCAAAACGGAGGCGGTATACAGGGAATAAAAACACACTTTGAAAAATTAGATTTCCTTCTTGGAGGCTTACATTCTCAAGAGCTTATTGTAGTTGCAGCAAGACCTAGCATGGGGAAATCAGTTTTTGCTACAAACTTGGCTACTAACATAGCACTAAAATCTAAAAAAAAAGTTGCTATATTTAGTTTAGAAATGAATAATTTGAGTCTTATAAAACGTATAGTTTCAAATCTTACAAGTATTGATAGTTATAGTTTAAGAGATGGAAAACTTACGGATAAACAGTGGGCAGATGTAGCTAAGGTTGCAGGAATTTTAAGCACTGATAATTTAAAGCTTTATGAAAAAACAATGACTTTAAATTCTATTATTGCTCAGTGTAAAAAGCTTAAGATTCAAAATGGTCTTGATGTTGTTATTATAGATTATTTGCAGCTTATTGAAGGAAATTTAAAGGAAAATAGAGTACAAGAAGTAAGCGAAATTTCAAGAAAACTTAAGCTTTTGGCTAAGGAATTGGATATAACTGTTATAGCACTTTCTCAGCTTTCAAGAGCTCCTGAGCAAAGAGCAGATCATAGACCGCAACTTTCAGATTTAAGAGAATCTGGGAGTATAGAGCAGGATGCTGATGTTGTTATGTTTTTATACAGAGATGAGTACTACAATAGGGATAGCGAGGATAAAGGAATTATTGAGATAATAGTTGCAAAACAGCGAGATGGACAAGTGGCTGCAACTAAATGTGCGTGGTTGCCACAGTATCAGAGAATAGCAAATTTGGCTGTTATGGTTCCAGATGGGGTTTATGATAAAAAGATTTTTGAAGGGAGATAAAACATGGATATAAAAGATTTAAAAGCACAAGAAGATTTAAAACAAAGAATTAAAAATTTAGGGGATATATTAGTTGAGGAAATAATGAAAAACTCAAAAAAGCAAGATAGAGCTAAAGAACTTTTAAAGAAAGCAGAAGTATATTGTCCAGGAATTTTACGAAGTGAAATAAGCAAATTTTTAAATGATTAAGGTAAGGGGAATAAAAATGAAATCTGTAGGTGGGAAGATATATATTAATGATGATGAGTTTGATAGGCTAAAAAAAGAAGGATTAAATCAAAAGCAAATAGCAAAAATTTTAAATTTAAGTGAAAGCAAAATAAGTAATTATGTGAAAGGTAGGTTTAAAAATGAACAAAGTAGTATTAATAGGCAGACTAACAAGAGATCCGGATCTTAAATTTACGCCAGGCAAGGGAACTGCTGTATCCACAGTAACTCTTGCAGTAGATAATTATTTTAGGAAAGATGCAGAAGGGAAAAAAACAGCTGATTTTATTCCTGTGATAGTATGGGGTAAGCAAGCAGAAAACTTAGCTAACTATATGACTAAAGGAAAGCTCATAGGTGTTTCTGGGAGAATTCAGACAAGGAACTATGAAGCTAAGGATGGTACAAAAAGATATGTTACTGAAATAATAGCTGACGAAGTGCAATTTTTAGAGAAAGGAACTGGACAAGGTGATTCAGGAGTTGCAAGTCAATATGAATATATAGATAGCATGACACAGGAGGATGGTGAAGATATTCCATTTTAGGAGGATGAGGATATTATGAATAATATAGACTGGGCAGAAGAAATTAAAAGATTATACTTTGAAGGATATGATTTAACAGAAGCAACGAAAAAAGTATTAAAAATGATTGAAGAACAGGAGACTAAAAGATGGAGATTAGAGAATTAGTACAAAAGGCACATACAAATGCAAGAGAAAAAGGATTTTGGCAGGATTATGATAGAGCATTAGATTTGCAAAATGAAAATAATGCAATAGCAACTAGGCTTATGCTTATAGTATCTGAACTATCTGAAGCACTAGAAGCATTAAGAAAAGATGACTTAGACAACTTCCAGGAAGAATTGGCTGATACTGCTATAAGATTGGCTGATTTATCTGGTGGATTAGGAATAGATTTAGAAATTGAAATAATAAAAAAGATGGAGAAAAACCAAAATAGACCATATAAGCATGGCAAACAATTTTAAAAACAGATAAGCAAAAGGGGACAAGTTAAAAAAGAGGTGATAAAAAATATGTTAATTGCAGGATTAACTACTATTGTAATAATTTTAGTTTTTACAGTAGCATTATGTAAAGCATCTGCTAAAAGTGACAAATGGGAAGAAAAATGGATAAAAGAAAGGGAAAAAGAAGAATACAACAGATAAAAAAGGAAGGGTAAAATGAATATAATTCAAAAGTTACAGCGATACAGAGTGCTTAAAGCGGAAATTAAAAATATAGAATTAGATTTAGAAGAATTACATGAGGCTGAAAATATAGGACCTTCTGGGATAAATTATGATGAAAAGTTAAGCCCAACATATAAATTTAACAGCATGACAGAGAACGAAGCAATAAGTATAGCCGATAAATCACAAATGTTAGAAAGTTTAAAAAGGTCAAAAGAAAGGGAACTAGAAAGAATTGATAATGCTTTAAGCATATTAGATGATAAAGAAAGAGAAGTTATTGAACTAAAACACATAAAAGGTTGTAGATGGGATACTGTAACTTATAAATTAGATAGAAGTTATAGTTATTGTAAACAACTTGAAAATGAAGCTTTAGTAAAAATTGAACCATTTTTATAATTAAAATAGAAAAATAGTAGATTTACAAGAGGTTTACAGTAGGTTTTTTAGAAATGGACATGTTAATATAGTAATATAAGAATTTTTATGTAAGGCATCCATGTATGGGTGCTTTTTATAATTTACGAAAGAAGGTAAGAACATGCAGAGTATTTATACTTCATATATATGCACTATATGTAAAAAAGAATTTGTTTTACTTACAGAAGATGTTGAACAGATAAAAAAGGGCAGGTATATTGCATGTCCTTACTGTAATAGTAAACATATAAAAAAAGAAAATGTAGCAAATAGTTTAAAAGAATGTATGAGTGAAAGAAGTTATAGAAGAATTAAAGGTGCACTTAGGCAGGTGAGAAGTGATTGAATAAAAAAAGACCTGCTAAACCAATAACTTCTACACAAATGGTTTTAGATATACAGGATTACCTAAAATATAAGAACGAAAGAAATTATGTATTATTTGTTTTAGGAATTACTACGGGATATAGAGCTGGAGATTTAGTAAAACTTAAAGTTAGAGATGTTAAGGAAGCTCTAAAAAGAAAAGAGTTTCAAATTTATGAAGGTAAAAAAATGAATTCTAAGAATATAAGAGAAAAGAATAAGAAACCAAGAGTAGTAGAGATAATTCCAAAGCTAGAAAAAATCTTAAAGGAATATATAAAAGATAAAAAAGACTATGAATATATATTTCCTTCAAGGAAAGGGACAAATAAACATATAGGAGTACAAGCAGTTAGCAATATACTTAAAGATGCCGGAAACTATTTTGGATTGAGTGATATTACAGCTCACAGCATGAGAAAAACCTATGCATATAAGATATATGTTGAAAGCGATAAGGATATAGTTGCTGTTAAGGAGTTACTTGGTCATAGTTCTATAGAAGAAACAAAAAGATATATAGGATTAGATAGAGAAAAATATCATCAATATTCAAAGTCGCTTAATGATTTTGTGAGATGATATTTTTATTTTAGGATATGAATGTTTAATAATTTAATACATAAATATTTAGGTATTAAAAAAACACTGCTTATATTAGTAACTATTTTTTAAAATGAATGTGTGATTCTCCTAGATAATTAAACATTCAAACAGCAAAAACACGAACATTCCAAGGTGACTTGTTCATGTTTTTAACAATCTTTTTGATTAAGAGAGGAATAAAATGGAGAAAGAAAATAAAGTTATTGAATCTATAGAAGTTGCAAAAGAAATATTTAACAGGTTGAACAATATTAATAGCAACTTTTATTTAGTTGATAATTATGATAATTCTAGAATAGTTGTTGATAATGAACTACTTGAAATAATCAAAAGATATTATAGAAGTAAATTAGAGGTGGACTATGGCAAAGGAATTTGCTAAAAAGTTTTATAAAAGTAAAGAATGGGAGGCTTGTAGACAATCATATATTAAGTTTGTATTTGGTTTATGTGAAAGATGTGGTAAACCTGGTTATATAGTACATCATAAGATAGAACTTAATTCCAGCAATATTAATAATCCTAATATCACTTTAAATTGGGATAACTTAGAGTACTTATGTCGTGACTGCCATAATAAAGAACATAACTTTGGCAGACATAAAGTCTCATATACAAGAGAAGGATTAATGTTTAATGCGAATGGTGAGTTAGTTAGGTGTGAGGATAAAGATTAAAGTTAGGTATATAGACTAATAAATGATGGTATAATTCAGGATACCTATCTATCTTTATAGCCCCCCCATATTAAAGGTATGGGTCTGTTTTTGGGGTACCGATAGAGGGGAGGACAATTCTCCTCCGCATGGAAATTTAAAAATTAAGGGGGGTAATTTTTTGAGCATATACGAACAATTAGATAAAGAAAAAAGAATTAAGCAAGAGATAAATAGAATTAAAAAGTTGTACAAGGATTTTCCTAAAGATAAGACTAAAGTTCTTGAAGGATTAATAAATGAAGCTTCATTTATGAAGGTATCACTTGAAGATACAAGAGCAGATTTATTGAAGAACGGTTTAACTGAATTGTTTGTTCAAGGGGAGCAAAGTTTTAATAGAGAAAGACCTGAAGTAAAGATATATACGACATTTACCCAGAGGTATTCCCAGGTAATGAAACAGCTCATTGACTTACTGCCTCCTGAGATAAAAAAAGAGGAGCAGGATGAACTCATGGAGTTTCTTAAGAAGGGTAAGATTAAGAAATGACTTATATTGAAGAATACTATAACAAAATTATGTCTGGAGAAATTATTGCCTGCCATAGGATTAAGCAAGTCTATACAATTCTTGTAGACAAACTTTATAATCGTAAAGGTAACTGGGTATTTGATGAAGAACTTGCTAATAGACCTATTGAATTTATTGAAACATTTTGTAAGCAAGCTCAAGGAGATTTGGGAGCAAGCTTAGAATTACAACTGTTTCAAAAAGCTAAACATCAAGCAGTCTTTGGATTTGTAGATGAAGAAACTAAGTTAAGACAATACAATGAAGTATTAGATATAAGAGGACGTAAAAATGGAAAAACTACAGAGCTTGCCGCAGATGAAATTTATATGGCGGTAGGAGATGGAGAAGGTTCTCCAGAAATTTATAATGTTGCTACAAAGTATGATCAAGCTCACAAAGGTTTTAATGAATGTTATAAAATGATTCAGCAATCACCTAGTTTAAGCAAATATGTTAGAAAGAGAAAATCTGACTTATATATACCATTTAACTATGGATTTATTAAAGCGTTATCTAGTAACGCAAATGGTCTTGACGGCTTAAATTCTCACATGGTTACTATAGATGAATTAGCTGCAATCAAAAATAGAGATTTATATGATTTGATGAAGCAGTCAATGTCATCAAGACGACAACCGCTATTAAATTGTATAACTACAAATGGTTTTGTAAGAAATTCAATATTTGATGCACAGTATGAATATGCTTGTAAAGTGTTAGATGGTAAAATCAAGGACGACAGGTTTTTGGCTTTTATTTATGAACTTGACGATCCTGATGAATGGGATAAAGAAGAGATGTGGATTAAGGCTAATCCAGGGCTAGGGACAATAAAGAAAATTGAATTTTTAAGGGATTGTGTTAATAAGGCAAAAGCTGACAAGGCCTTTAAAGCAACTGTAATGGTTAAAGATTTTAACATTAAAGAAAACTCTGCAAGTGCTTGGCTAAGATGGGATGAGCTTAACAATGAAAATATATTTAATATTAAAGATATGGGATTTAGGTATGGCATTGGATGTTTTGACCTCGCTGAAACTACAGATTTAGCGGCTGCAAAAATTTTATGCATGAGGCATAATGATGAAAATGTTTATGTGATTTCAATGTACTTTATTCCTGAAGAAAAATTAAATCAAGTGGAAGACAATAAAGAAGATGATAATGTGCCTTATAAGCTTTGGGAAAAACAAGGATTATTAAGAGTTTGTCCAGGTAATAAAGTTAATAAATATCATATGTTAGAGTGGTTTAAAGAAATTAGTAGAAATTATGACATTTATATTCCTTGGATTGGATATGATCCTTGGCATGTTGATGATAGTTTGTTGCAGGCTTATAAAAATGAATTTGGAGCTGATTCCATGATTAAAGTTAGGCAAGGTGTTTATACGTTATCTTCTCCTATGAAGGAATTAAAGGCAGATTTATGTGCTCATAAAGTTATTTACAATAATAATCCTATTGATAAATGGTGTCTATCAAATACTGAAGTAAATACTGATATTAACGGCAATATACAACCAATAAAAGGTATAGATAGTAGGAAACGAATCGATGGGGCTGTAGCTTTGATTATTGGATATGTTGTATTAAAAGATAAAATGGCTGAATATGAAAATATTATTTAGAAGGAGGTGTAAAATTGGGGTTTTTAAGTAGATTTAAAAATGTAACAAGTGTTGCAAGATATAAAATGATAACTGATAGAGGTAATGGTTTCTATGCATGGAATGGAAAACTTTTTGAAAGTGATATTGTCAGAGCATGTATAAGACCAAGAGTTAAGGCATTTGGAAAGTTAGTAGCAAAACATGTAAGGAAAGATCAAAATGGATTAAAAATAAACCCGGAGCCATATATTAGATTTTTATTAGAAGAGCCTAATCCGTATATGAGTGGTCAGATGCTTCAAGAAAAAGTAATGAACCAATTAGCACTCAATAATAATGCTTTTATATTAATTATTAGGGATGAATTTGGATATCCATATGAATTATATCCAATACCTTGTTTAAGTGTTGAAGCTCTTTATAATTCAACTGGAGATTTATTCTTAAAATTTTATTTTCAAAATGGGAAGTCCTCAGTATTTCCTTATTCAGATATAATTCATCTTAGAGATGATTATAACGACAATGACATATTTGGAGAGCCACCTGGCAAAGCATTAACAAGCTTAATGAATATAGTAGGGACCATTGATCAAGGAATTATAAAGGCTATTAAAAATAGTGGTGTAATAAGATGGTTGTTACAGTATAATACTCCTTTAAGACCAGAGGATTTGAAGAAAAATGTAAAGGAATTTGCCGATAATTATTTAAGCATTGAAAGTGAAACCTTTGGAGCTGCTGGAGTTGATGCAAAAGCAAGTGCTCAAAGAATAGAACCAAAAGATTATGTCCCTAACGCTACACAAACAGATAGGACCATTCAAAGAATTTATTCATTTTTCAATACAAATGAGAAAATAGTTCAATCAAGGTATACCGAAGATGAATGGATAAGTTATTATGAAGCAAGAATTGAGCCGGATGCCATACAAGCATCAAATGAATATACAAGAAAGCTATTTTCAAGGCGTGAGAGAGGTTTTGGCAATCAGATAATATTTGAAGCAAGTTCTCTGCAATATGCTTCAATGTCAACAAAGTTACAGTTGGTTCAATTCGTAGATAGAGGTATGATGACGCCTAATGAAGTTAGAGAAATTATGAATTTAACTCCAATTGAAGGTGGTGATAATGTTCTTCTTAGGAAAGATACTGGTGTAGTAAGTCAAAATTAACAGAAAAGGGGGTGAATAAATGACAAAGAAGATTAATGTAAAAGGTGATATTGTTTCAAGCAGTGATAAATGGATTTATGACTGGCTTGGAATTGAAGCGACAAGCCCTAAGGATATAATCAAGGCACTTGATGAAGCAAACGGACAAGACATAGAAGTTGATATAAATAGTGGAGGCGGCGATATATTCGCAGGATCTGAAATTTATACAGCTTTGAGGAGCTATAGAGGTAATGTACAGATTAATATTGTAGGGTTAGCTGCAAGTGCTGCTAGTGTTATTTCTATGGCAGGTAAAAGCAGAATTACGCCTACTGGTCTTTTTATGATACATAATGTATCTGGAGAAGCAGCAGGAGATTATAGGACTATGGATAAAACATCAGATATTTTAAAAACAGCTAATCAATCAATTGCAAATGCATACAAAGAAAAAACCGGATTATCGGACGAAGACTTATTAAATCTTATGAACAAAGAAACTTGGATGTCAGCTGAAGATGCTGTGAAAAACAAATTTGTTGATGAAATTATGTTCGATAATCAAAATAAATCAATAAAAGGTTTTTATAATAATTTTAATGGTATACCTTATGAAACCATTGATAAAATAAGAAATTTAATTAATAAACCGCAACCTAATAAAAATGATGCGGTTTTTTTAGTGCAAAAAATTCAAGCACAATTGAATCTTTTAAAATTGAAAGGAGAAAGATAGTATGACTAAACAAGAATATTTAAATAAGAGAAAAGTTCTATTAGCTGAGGCTCAAAATTTAATTAATGATGGTAAGATTAACGAATCAACTGCAAAAATGGCAGAGATTGAGGCTCTTGACAATCATTTTGAAGAAAGTGCAAAATCCCAGGCTAATCTTAATGCACTTAATAATGTTCCTAAAGCTATTGATATAATTAATAAAGGTGTAAGTATAGAAGGAGGTCAAATAGTGGATAGTTTAAATAATGATTTATCTATAAATAATGATGATTTGTTTAATTCTTTAGAGTATAGAAAAGCGTTTATGAATAATGTTTTAAAAGGTACTCCAATTCCAGCAAAATTTATAAATGATGCAAATACAACTACAGGAGATGTAGGCTCAGTTATTCCAACAACTGTACTTGAAAAAATAATTGAAAAGTTAGAATCAACAGGCATGATATTGCCACTTGTTACTAGAACTGCATATCAAGGTGGAGTATCAATTCCAATATCTAGTGTAAAACCAGTTGCTACTTGGGTTTCAGAAGGTTCTGGCAGTGACAAACAAAAGAAGACTACTGGTGTAATTACTTTCAATTATTTTAAATTAAGATGTGCTGTTTCAATATCTTTTGAAACAAGTATAGTTACATTAAGTGTATTTGAAACAACTATAATTAATAATATTGCTGAAGCTATGGGAAAAGCATTAGAACAATCAATTATAAATGGTGATGGAATTATTCAGCCTAAAGGAATATTAAAAGAAAATGTTTTTCCAGGACAAAATATAGAGATAGCTGCAGATAAAGATGTAACTTACAATACTTTAGTCGATGCTGAAGCGGCTTTACCATTGGCTTACGAATCTGATGCAGTATGGTGTATGACTAAGAAAACATTTATGAAATTTATTGGGATGCTTGATAATAACGGACAGCCAATAGCAAGAATAAACTATGGTATTAATGGAAAACCTGAAAGAATATTACTAGGAAGAACTGTAGTATTAAATGAATACATGCCAAGTTTAGGTACTGCTATAGAAGAGGATACAGTTGTTGCTTTCTTGTTTAGCTTTAAAGATTATGTCCTTAACACCAACTATAATATAACTATGAAAAAATATGAGGATAATGATACTGATGATCAAGTTACAAAAGCTATTATGCTCGTAGATGGTAAGGTTGTAGATAAAAACTCTTTAGTTACTATTACTAAGAAAGCTGTTTAATTTGGAAGGTATTAGCCTTCCTTTTAAAATAGAGGAGTGATTATATGTTGCTCGATAAAGTTAAACAATCATTGAGATATGAGGATAACAGCTTTGATGAAGATTTACAAGATTCAATAGATGCTGCAATAGCTGATTTAGAACTAAGTGGAATATTAGGAAGTAAAATAGTTGAAACTGATCCTCTTATAATCAGAGCCATAAAAACATTTTGTAAAGCTGAATATAGTATTGATAACAATGAAGCTCAAAGATATAGGGAAAGTTATAATATGTTAAAAATACATTTAGCATTATCAAGAGAATACACTACTGAAGAGGTATTATAATGAAGATAGAGGAGTTAAGGCACAGAATAACATTTCAAAAATATATTGAAATAACTGATGAAGAAGGTTTTGCAACTCAAGATTGGCAGGATATAGCTACAGTATGGGCGTCAGTAGAAAATCTCTATGGCAGAGAATACTGGCAAGCTGCGGCAGTTCAGGCTGAAAATACAGTTAAGTTCACAATTCGATACAGAAAAGATTTGACAAATGATATGAGAATTTTTTTTCAGGACAAGCTATACAATATAATTTCAATAGACAATATAAAATACAGAAATGAATTTATAGAAATTAAGGGGAAGGCAGTTGAAAAAGAATGAGTGTAGATGTTGAAGTAATAGGGATGAATGAATTAATTGAAAGAATTAAGGAATTAGGCCCAAGAAGTTCAAGAATACAAAATGAAGCACTTAAAAAAGCTGCCGAACCTATTTTAGAAGATGCAGTTTCAACAACTGCTTTTAAAGATAGGTCTGGGAAAGGTAGAGCAGGACTTAAGATAGGAAGACCAAAGTCAAAAGGAGACACAAAATATGTATTAGTAGGTATTGATAAAAGCGATATATCAGAAATATTTTACATGAAGTTTATTGAATATGGGACTTCAAAAATGTCAGCAAGACCATTTTTAAGACCTGCTTTACTTAAGAATAAAGATAAAGCATATGAAATAATGAAAGATGAACTTAGAAAGGGGCTGGGGCTTAAATGAATATTAATAAAGCTGTAATTGATGCACTAAAGCCCTTAAATATTCCTGTATCCTTTCAAATTTATACAGGTACAACCGACCCATATATAACTTTTTTCTGCTACTTTGAAAATGGCGAACTGTTCGCTGACGATATTCAGAAAGGTACAGGATATTATATTCAAATTGACCTGTGGTCAAAATCAAATTATTCAACTATTGTAGAGCAGATAAAATCAGCTATGACACAAGCTGGTTTTTCTTTTATGTCTGCAATTGATCTGTATGAAAATGACACAAAAATATATCATAAAGCACTAAGATTTTATTATTTGGAGGGATAAATATATGGCGGTTAAAATAGGTATGAAAGACCTTTATTATGCAAAATTAACAAAAGATGATAAAACGGGAGTAACATATGAAACACCTGAACTGATATCAGGAGCAATTTCTGCAAAGATAAGTCCAAAATCAGATACACAAACGCTATATGCTGATGATGGAGCATTTGAAACAACAAGTCAGCTTAGTGAAATTACAGTTGAAATTGAAATGGCAGATTTACCTTTAACAGCACAATCTGAATTATTAGGACATACTTTAACAGAGGGGGTACTTGAAGCAAAAAATACAGATGTTGCCCCATATGTTGCTATTGGCTTTAGGGCACTAAAGAGTAATGGGAAATATCGTTATTATTGGTTACTAAAAGGCAAATTTGAAATTCCAGACGACGAAAGCCAAACCAAAGAAGATAAAGCAAAATTCCAAACCGCAAAAATAAAAGGTACATTTGTATCAAGAATTTATGATGGAAAATGGAAACTTGTAGGAGATGAAGATGAAACTGGTTTTGATGCAACAGGCTGGTTCAGTGCTACTAAGATAGGAGCAGGGGTTTAATTAATAACCCCTATTTCTTTTTAGCAGGTAAATGTATTACCTACCTTAAAAAATGGCTCTAAAGCGATTTAAAGCGGGAACATTTTAGTTCCAACAATGTCGAAAGGAGAGAAAATATGATTAATGATATTAGACCTAAGACTATAACAATAAATTTAGACAGAGAAAGACATTTAAAGTTTGATTTAAACGCATTTGCAGAACTTGAGGAAATATACGGTGATTTTGAAACTGCTATGAATGAAATGACCAAAGGAAGTATCAAGGCAGTAAGGGCTATTTTATGGGCTGGGCTTGTTCACGAAGATGACAGTCTAACTATAAAACAAGTCGGCTCAATGACTGATATGTCAAACATATCCTATGTAGTCGAAACAATATCAAAAGCAATTTCAGAAGCAATGCCAAAGGTAGATGAAAAAAACGCATAGAGCCAGCTCAATCTAACCAAAAAGGATGGGATTGGGCGTGGCTTTATTATTTAGGAACAATTATTTTAGGCTTGAGCGAGCGTGTTTTTTGGAAATGCACACCAAGAAAGCTTATGGCTCTTTTTGAGGTTCATAAGCAAGTACAAGGAATAGAAACACAGGAAGAAGAAAAAGAAGTATATGCGGACCAAATAGCCTTCTTATAAAGGTGGTGAGAAGATGGATGATTTAACACTGGCGGTCAAACTTGCGATGGATAATTCATCGTTCCAGCAAGGGATACAAAACCTAAAACGAGAGATGGAAGTAGTGCAGTCGCAGTTTCGTGAAAGCACCGCAGGCATAAAAGACTGGGGCAAAAATTTAGACAGTATGAAAAGCTATGCAGACGCACTCACACAAAAAATAGATATTCAAAAGAAAGTAGTTCAAGCATATCAAGAGCAACTTGAAAAGGCGAAACAAGGACTTGAAGAAAACGCAAAGAAGATGCTTGACCTAAAAAGTAAGGTTGAACAAGCAGAACAAGCTTGGAAAAATTCAAAGAAAACTTTAGGTGAAAATGCAGAGGAAACACAAAAACTTAAGGCAGAATATGAAAAGTTAAAGAAAGAATATGACCAGCAGGAACAGAAGGTAAGGAATAATCAAAAGACAGTTGAAGGATATACAATACAATTAAATAATGCAAAGTCTAAGCTTAATGAAATGGAATCAGAACTAAGACAAGCTACATCAGAGATAGATAAGCAAAGCAATGCTTGGATAAAGCTTTCGGAAAAAGCAAAGGAAGTTGGAGAAAAGCTTAAGTCGGTTGGCGACAAGATGTCAAGTGTAGGCAAGGACCTATCAATGAAGCTTACAGCACCAATCGTTGGTGCTGGAGCGGCAGCAGTAAAATTTGCATCTGATCTAAACGAAAGCATTAATAAAGTTGATGTTGCTTTTAAAAATAATGCTAATGAAGTAAAAAATTGGTCAGATACAACATTAACTAAATTCGGAATTGCAAAAGGAACTGCCTTAGATATGGCTGCAGGATTTGGGGATATGGCAACATCAATGGGCCTAAACACAAAACAAGCGGCTGAGATGTCTACGAAGCTTGTAGGACTTGCAGGAGATTTAGCTTCATTTAAAAATATAAGTATAGATGTTGCTAATACTGCATTGACAAGTGTATTTACAGGTGAAACTGAAAGTTTGAAAAAATTGGGAATTGTAATGACTGAAGCTAATCTTCAAGAATTTGCACTATCAAAAGGAATAAAAACACGAGTAAAAGATATGTCAGAAGCTGAAAAAGTTCAACTAAGATACAATTTTGTAATGGAGAAAACAATAAATGCACATGGTGATTTTGAACGAACTGGAGTAGGAACAGCAAATCAAATGAGAATATTCAAAGAGAGTTTAAAGCAATTAGCTGAAACTTTCGGACAACAACTATTACCAATAATTACACCAATGATTCAAAAATTAAATGAGATGATACAAAAATTTGCTGGTCTTGATGATAGAACAAAAAAAATAATAACAATATTTGCTGGAGTTGTAGCGGCAATGGGGCCTTTAGTGATGATTATAGGTAAGGTAATAAGTATTGCAGGTACACTTTCTACTGTAATTGGAACAGTAAGTGGAGCAATGGCAGCAGCAACAACTGCAACAGCGGCAGCAGGAACAGCAGTAGCGACTACAGGTGGAGCATTTGCAGCGTTAGCAGGGCCGATAGGTATTGCAATAGCAGCTATTGCAGGAATAGGATTAGCTGGTTATGGTCTTTATAAACATTTTTCACAAAGTGCTATACCTGCTGTTAAATTATTTGGTGATGAGACCTCCGAATCAACTAAAAAAGCAATTGGAGCATATATGGACATGGATCAAAAAGCAGGACAAAGCCTTATGCATTTAAAATTGACAGGGCAAATTGTATCTAAAGAAACTGCAGATAATCTCATACAAATATTTAATGATATGGGTTCACAAATTAAACAAGGATTAGATAAACATTTCAATGAAAGCTATAATTCGTTGCAGAATTTTTTCAAAAATAGCACAGTTTTAAGTTCCGGGGAAGAGGCTAAGATATTAGCTGATATGAAGTCTAAAAATGATGCAAAGAAAAAAGAAACAGATAATTATACAAAACAAATAAAGGAAATATTAACTAAAGCAAGCAATGAAAAAAGAGATTTGACAGCGGATGAACAGCAAAAAATAAATGAAATACAGGCGAAAATGAAAGTAAATGCAGTAAAAAGTTTAAGTGATACTGAACTTGAAAGCAAAGCAATATTAGAAAGAATGAAACAACAAGCTGGAAATTTGACTGCACAACAGGCTGTCGAGGTTGTAAAGAACAGTTTGGATCAAAAAAATAAAGCGATTGAAAATGCAAATAAACAATATAATGAAACAGTAAAAGCCATTATAAAACAAAGAGATGAAACTGGAACAATAACAAAGGAACAAGCAGACAAACTTATCAAAGAAACAACAAGACAAAAGGATGAAACAATTAAGAAAGCAGAAGAAATGCATAATAAAGTTGTTGGCGAAGCCAAAAAACAAGCAGGTGAACATGTAAACCAAGTTGACTGGGAAAAAGGACAAGTAAAAACCAAATGGCAAGAAATGAAAGATAATATTTCACAAAAAATAAACGATATAGCATCAAACACAAAAAAAGGTTGGAACAATATAAAAACAGATGCGGCTAATAAAGTCCAAGAGATGAAAAATTCTATTATTAATAAATACAATGAAATTAAAATTTCTGTTTCAAATAAAATTCAAGAAATTAAAAATACTGCATCAGTAAAGTGGAATGAACTTTTATCTAAACCACGTGAAGTTATAAATAATATTAAAGGCTATTTCACAAATTTGAAATTGAGCATTCCATCTATTGGCACTAGTACATTAAGTTTACTGAAATCTTCTGTATCAGACACAATTAGCAGAATAAAAAGTCATTTTGGGGGGCTAAGATTAAGTTTACCGTCAATTAGTATTCCCCATATAAAATTGCCACACTTTTCCATAAGAGGTTCGTTTTCGATTGTACCTCCGAGAGTGCCGACATTAGACGTTAATTGGTATGCAACAGGAGGTATTTTTAATAGACCCAGCATTATTGGTGTCGGTGAGGCAGGAACTGAAGCTGTACTTCCTATAGATAGATTAGATGAACTTATGGCAAGAGCAATAGAAAAAGTAGGCAACAAAGGGACACAAATAATATTTCAGGGAAATTATTCTTTTGCTGAAAAAAAAGATATTGATTATTTTATGAGCAAAGCCGCTCAACTTGTGCAAAGGAGGAAGGGCTAATGCTGGTTAATAATATCAATATAAGTAATTTTAAAGCACAACTTTTAAAAAAAGATATACAGACAGCCGAAGTAGTAATATATGACGATTGGTTGCGAAATGCCCTTAATCCTTTGTATATTGGGAAAGAAGAAAAATATAAGCAGATTAAATTAGAACTATTTATTGATGATACTGATGATGAAAGTGCTTTGAATGATATAAGCAATTTAATAAAACAATTTGAAAAATGCAATGTAAAATTTGACGACTTAAGCTATTATTATGACTGTCTTATCGTAAATAAAAATCACGAGAGAAAGGCTAAAGGTAAATATATACTTAATATGGAGTTTAAAAGTGGTTATGCCTATAAAACTGAGATAACTGAAACAATGGAACATGTTTCTTCAAAGACTATCAATGTCCCAGGCAATCTTCCGTCCCCAGCTGTGATAGAGATAACTCCAATTGTAGATATGGTTGACATAATAATATCAGGATTTGGTGATAGCTTCACGATAAAAGGTCTTCAGGCTAATCAAAAGGTAATAGTAGATGGTGAGAGCTGCTTAGTTACTCAAGCTGGAGCTAATAAATTCTCAGATTATGATGGGTGGAATTTTCCTGTATTGCAACCAGGCTCTAACACAATAACTATTAGCAATACTAATTGTATAGTAAATATAAAATATAAACCGAGGTGGATATAGCAGTATTCAAATAAATTTCGCTTGGAGGTGGTGGTAAATGCTAATATTATATGACGTAAATCATAATAAAATAGCTTTGCTTCAAAATGTGAAGGATCCTAAAAGAGAGAGGACACTCGATGGGGATGAGGTTCTCTCTTTTTTTTATCCTATTTCTGATACAAAATATTCATTGATTAAGGAAGAGTGTTATGTAAGGAATAAGGATAATGAGTATGTAATTAAGGAAGTCAACGAAGGCGAAGATTGGGGAGAATTTGTTGCTAAGATTAATATAGAAGCTATTAAAGGCAAGGATATAGAACACTTTGAAACAGTAGAGCAAACATGTGCTAATGCTGTTAACTTAGCCATAGTTGGAACTGGATGGAATATAGGTTATTGCGACGTTACAAAAAATAGAACAATAAGAAAACAAAGATGTAGTGCTTGGGATATATTACAGGAAATAAGAAACATATACAAGTGTGATTTTAGATTTGATACAGTAAATAAGAAGATATATATCTACCAATCCATGGGAACTGACAAGGGAGTATATTTCACTGACCAGTTAAACTTGAAAAAACTTGATGTGCAGAGGAATTCATATGATTATGTAACAAGACTTATTCCTATAGGCAAGGATGGACTTACAATCGAATCTGTGAATGGTGGTTTGAATTATATTGAAAACTACCAATATAGTTCAAAAGTTATAACAGCGTACTGGGAGGATAATCGTTATACGAATCCTGAGAGCTTAAAAGAAGATGCAATACTTCGCCTTAATGAGTTAAGTAAGCCAAGACAAGCATACAAAGCGGATGTTTTTGACTTAGCTAGTATATCTGACAAGTATTCGTTTCTTGATTATGACATTGGCGATACTATTACACTTGTTGATGAAATAAAAGGAATCAAAGATAAACAGCGAATTGTAAAAACAATTGAATATCTTGACGAACCAGAAAAAAATCAAATTGAGATTGCGAATAGAGTAATATCGCTTGATGATCTACAAGTCAACTTGATTGAGACATCTGAAACAGTTAATTCAATAACAACAACTGACGGTCAAGTAGTAGGTTCGAAAATCGACAGTGTTGATTACGCAAAAATCAAAAATGTTAGTATCGGCACTACAGACATTCAAGATGCTGCAATCACATCCGCGAAAATCGGTAACGCGCAAATCACAACCACTCACATAACAGATGGTGCAATTACAAACGCTAAAATAGCTAATGCTACAATAGACACAGCCAATATAAAAGATGGAGCTATAAATAATGCTAAAATTGCTACTGCAACCATATCGACTGCTAATATTGCAGATGGTGCAATTACTACTGCAAAAATAGCTGACGGTAATATTACAAACGCTAAAATAGCTAATGCTACAATTACAGGAGCTAAAATAGCCAACGCTACTATTGAAACTGCAAAAATAAAAAATGGTGCTATAACCACAGCTTTAATAGGCACTGGAGCAGTACAAACAGCACAAATAGCAGATGGCAGTATAACTGACGCAAAAATAGTTAGTTTAACAGCAAATAAATTAACAGCAGGTACGATTGACGCAAGTAACATCAATGTTATAAATTTAAAAGCTGATAATATAACTACTGGTGCATTAACTATTGATGGGGATAACTTGATTCATAATACTAATTTTGCTAATAATACTAATTATTGGACTATTGATAGTAACAAATGGGTTAGAGATACGTCTTTATTATACGATAATGTTGTAACAATGAAATCAGAAGTAACTGGTGAAACATCTGATAAATATTATGGTTTGTATAGTGAATTTACAAATATAACAGAAGGACAAAGCTTGGTTGGTAGTGTTTACGTATATACAAATGACAAAAGCACAATAGACAATGGAGTTTATATGCAAATTGAATGGTATAATTCATCAAATACAAGAATTTATGCAAGTGCACAGTCAATATTACCCGATAATAACTCAACTTGGCAACGATTTGTCCTAACAGACACTGCTCCAACAGGTACAGTAAAAGCTAGATTAAGATTTCGTCTTACAAGAAACGGTAGAATTTGGATTGCAAAACCTATGTTGCAAAGAGGTTCGGTAGCAAGTGAATGGAAATTGCATACTGATGAACAAATTTCAAATGGTGCAATAACAAATGCTAAAATAGCCAATAGTGCTGTTGATGGAAACAAAATAGCAAGTAATTCAGTTACGAACACACACATTTCTGCTAATACTATAACTGGAGATAAACTTGTGGCTGATACTATAACTGCTAGAGAAATAGCGTCAAAAACAATCACTGCAAATGAAATAGCAAGTAATACTATAACAGCAGGTAGTGCGATTATAGCAGATGGTGCAATTACTACTGCAAAAATAGCTGACGGTAATATTACAAACGCTAAAATAGCTAATGCTACAATTACAGGAGCTAAAATAGCTACTGCTACAATTACAGGAGCTAAAATAGCTACTGCTACCATAGACACAGCCAATATAAAAGATGGTAGTATTACTGACGCCAAAATAGTTAATTTAACTGCTAATAAATTAACAGCAGGAACTATAGACGCAAGTCAAATAAATGTAATAAATTTAAATGCAAATAACATAACAACTGGTTATTTAACAGCTGATAGGATACAAGGTGGAATTTTAACGTTAGGTGGACAAAATAACCAAAGTGGTGTTTTATTGATGAAAGATGCCACAGGGCAAATATATGGTGGTATTGATGCAACAGGTATTGCTATGTCCAAACCTTTAATTGTATCGGGTAGTTACGAGTATTATCAAGAAGATTATGGACATTTTGATAACTATTTTTATGGTAATTATGGATATAATAGCATTACCTTATATGATGGGTTACCTAACCCCGGCGGAGAATGGTGGGATAAAAAATTTTCATATAATTTAGATACTGGTGGTTTATATATGAAACAATTCCATGAAGGTGGACTAACAGAGGACTGGGTTAAACATGAGTGTTATATAGGTGCTTGTCCAACTGTCAACGATGATGATAGAAAAAATGGAATGACTTATTTTAGACATGGTAAACATGGTTTAAAAATAATACCGATAGATATTGATAGTAAAACTATTGATGATTATACTTTATATCCTAGAAAATCTATTGTAATAGAAGATTATACACAACCACGTATATTATTACAAGCACGAAATAATTATGAAGGCTATGGTGCTCAAATATCTTTTAATGGCAGTGATAATCAAGCTGTTAGAATTAGATTTAATGAATTTAATAGTACAAGAACCCCTTATGGATTGCACATTGAAAAAGACCCAATATTAAATACACAAACTGGCAAAGCGTATTTAAGTGTAGAAGGAGATATAATTTGCGGTAATAATTTAGAAGTTGCCGGTGATTGGTATTGGAAACCATCACAGAATTTTAAATTAAACGGAACAGCTAATAATCAAGAGTGGAGTTTTGATATTGTTGGAAATAGTAGTTATTATGGCTTATATTGGCAAGTACGGTCTGATACTAAAAATACTTGTTTAAAAGTTGATGGTGATAGTGGTAATGTAACAATGCCTTATAGATTATATGTTGGAGATAATATTGATGCAGGTAGTGTAACAGCATCGCCATTTTATCTAAAAAATTCTGTTGGTAAAAATTATATATCTACAGGTAATGGAGATGGAGCAAGTTATACAACTCATAATATGATTATACGTTCATGGTGGGGTATTGGAATACACGACAATAATGATGTTTGTAATATTGTTATAAATTCAAGGACAGGTGATATATCAAATAAAGGTAAAATTTATAGTAATTGGGGATATTCAAATATTGGCAAAAGTCCTGCGTATACTTGGAGTGGTACAATAAATTATAATACGTATGTTACCATAACTCATAACCTTGGTTATAATCCAATAATACAAACTAGTGGTTCACAAGGTAATTTAGTATTGACATTTTTAAATTCAGATAGCAATAACACTAGAGTTTTTAATTATAGTGGTGGCTCTAATAATTGGACAGGTACAATATATTTTTGGTAAAAGGAGTTTGATATAAATTGATTGGATATGCTTTTATAAATAAAGACACTAATATATTAGATTATATATGTAGTTGGGGTGATAATGAAATGCCTGCTGATTATCCGATAGAAGATAATCAGTATGTGGTTAAATTAGATGAGAATAAATACAAAGAAATTGAAAAATTAATATTAGAAAGAAAAAAAATAAAAATATTAGATATTGAAAACTTTGAATACGAAGAAATAATAGAAGGAATTGAAAAAACAAAAAGTGAAATAGATTATTTAATAGATTTAGATTTTAGATTATCAAAAATAGAATTAAATTTATACTAATAATAGGAGGATAAAAAATGACGTATTTATATTGTAAAACTATAATAAAAAATAAATCCTATGATTCTAAAGAGGAAATGTTGGAAAAATTAGATGTATTTTTGCTAAACAACAGAATTAATAAAGATGAATACAACGCATTGGTTACTTTATTAAATGAAGTTGACAAATTAGATGGAGTTTTGTTATAGATTTAATAAAGATGAACACAACAAATTAATTACATGTTAATTAAAAATAGGAGGAATTTTTTATGAAAATACAAAAACCATTCGATTTACAGGTAGAAGATTTTAGAAATGATTTAGTAAATTTAATAAATTCAACGCAACAGCAATTACCGCTTTCAGTGATTGTATTGATAATAAATGATATGGTGGATAATGTTAATAGACAATATAATCAATATAAAAATAAATTAAAAGAAGATTATCAAAATTCATTAAATGAAGAAATATCAAAATCAAATAAAGAAGAAAATACAGAAGAAACGAAATAAATCTAAAATAAACCAAACTAATCAATTTAAAGTTGGTTTATTTTTTTATTGTTTATACTATTTTAAAAAAGAAAGAAGGAATGAAAAATGAAACAAGAAACTTTAAACTCAATTTTTGCAGCTATAGGAACAGGTTTAACTTATATATTTGGAGGGTGGGATACAGTGCTATTAGTATTAGTTATTTTTATGGGATTAGATTATCTCACCGGAGTTATAGCTGCAACTTATCAAAAAAATCTTAATAGCGAAATTGGTTTTAAAGGTCTTTTAAAGAAATGTACAATATTAATAGTGCTAATAGTTGCTGTAATGTTAGATAAACTTATTAATCAAGGGACCTGGGTATTTAGAACATTAGTAGCGTATTTCTATATAGCAAACGAAGCTATATCACTTTTAGAAAATAGTTCAAAAGTAGGGTTACCAATACCTGAAAAGTTAGTAAATGCATTAGCACAATTAAAAGACAAAGGAGATGAATAAAATGTTTGAGATTATAACAATTGATGAATTATTAAAAAGGTTAGATAAATATAATCATAAGGAACTACATGTGCATCATACTTGGAAACCAAATCATCAGGATTTTAATGGTTTTAACGGAATATCACTTCAAGAAGGAATAAAAAATTATCATGTAAATACTTTAGGTTGGCAAGATATAGGGCAACATGTAACATTATTACCTGATGGTACTTTTATCACTGGAAGAGATTTTGGGAAAACGCCAGCTTCTATAAGTGGTAAAAATACAGGAGCTTTTGCTTGTGAGATTTTGGGGAATTTTGATATAGGTCATGATAAACTAGAAGGAGCACAAAGAGATAGTATAATTAAACTTGCAAGATACTTCGATAATAAAGGGCGATATGTAAGATTTCATAGGGAAAATAGTCCTAAAACTTGTCCAGGAACAAGTATAGATAAAGATGATTTTATGAGTGAAGTCAGACAAAAATCAGTAGAGCAAAATTTAGAAGTTAAAATACAATCAGCAACAAAGCAAAAGAAGACGTGGGAAGACTATATAATTGGAGATTTAGCTAAAGAACTACAAAATGCTATTAACACTATTTATAAAACAAAACTTAAATTAGATGGTTATATTGGAGATTTAACTTTAGATACATTTAGTAAGATTGCCTTAAAAAAAGGAGACAAAAATGCTCTTGTTAAAGTAGTTCAAAAAAGGTTATTGCAATTAGGTTATAAACTTCCTAAGTATGGAGCAGATGGTAGTTTTGGAGCAGAGACGTTAAATGCAATTAAAGAATTTCAGAAAGTAAATGCTTTAACAGTGGATGGAATTGTTGGTAAAAATACTTTAAATGCATTATTTAAGAAATAACATTTACCCCAGGGATTTTCCCCTGGGGTTTTATTTTTTTTGAAATTATTTGCTCAAAATATTGCTTGTACATATTATTGGTAATATACTGAAAATAAAAAGAAATCACTTTGACGAGCAAATCAGCAGTGATTTCTAGATAACAATGTATTTCAGTGAATATTTACTTCTATTATATAAAAATATTCTATGGAGTACAATAGAAACTTTATATTTTGGAGGGGTAGTATGTCACAAAAAGTAGTTTATTATTATAGTATATCAATAAGAGATTCATTAACAAATGTAGAAGTAGATAATATTAAAAAAGTATTTGATGTGATATTTAAAGAAAATTGTGTTAATAATAATGAAATAAGAACACTTTCATTAGGTAATGGAGAAGTAACTTTAGATATTTTATTGGAGGATGAAAATTATTTATTTGGCCGAGTAGGCAAGGAAACAGAGTTTTACAATATTTTAAAAAGAAATAAAGAAACCTTAAAATATGAATATGTATTAAATGGTGATGACGTTAATAACAGTAGTTTGGAAATATGTACTTATTTTTTACTAGACTATACTACTGGAATAGTTGGTTTTATCTTTGGGAAAACTGCACCAAATGTTAATTCTTTAGTTAATATTGTAAGTGAACACAGTGAAAAATACACTATGAATATTATTAGAATTGCTAGTGAAGAAAGTGTTAGGGCTTTGTTAAGACCCGGTTCATATTTAAGTAAAATTTCTTATGCTTTTAGAGTACCAAATGTCGAGATTTTGGAGAAAGTAGGGCTCACAAGAACACAATTGGCATCTTTAGCTAATGCAGAAATCTTTGAAGCTGAGCTAATAATAAAAAATAGAAGAAGAAAACCAATAACGGATGATCAAGCAGTATTAGAAAATATTGTAAATACCTTTTCAAAACTACCAGATCAAATTAAAAATTCATTAAGATTTTCTGGTAAAACACCAAATAGTTTATCAAAAGATTATAAATTTGAAGAGCAAGATATATCTTTTCATATTGATATAGACGAATATAAAATTGAAAATGGCAATAAAATTAAATTAGAAGCTGATGAAGTTGCAGCAAAAGTACTTCACAAGCTTAGAGGGTTATATACCGAGCATAGAACTGATATTATGAGATATGCTGGATTAGATTATTAGGAGATGATCTAAATGTTAAAAAAACTTAAATATTTTATATATGTAGCTTTGCTTTTTATACTTTTTTATTTAATAAATAATGAAATACTAGATATCTCAGTTATAAAAAATAATCACTTCAATTTAATTACTGTGAATTCAATATTTGCCGGATTTTTATTTACATCTCTAGGTGTAATTATGAGTTTATATTCAAATGAGTTACTAGTGAAATTAGAAAGAACATCAATAATGAATGATATTTATGTAGATATATTTACAGGAATAGTATTCAGTGTTATTTCCATTATTATATCTGTAGCGAATTCTTTTATAAGTATAGACAATATTACAAATAACAATTTGAAATACTTTTTTTCCAATATTATGTTGGTATTAGAACTTTATTTCTTATTAGTAGCTATTTTACAATTTATTATTTCAGTAAATGATACACGATTTATAATTAAAACGGTTAGACTCAATTTAAAAAAACATTTTCCATCAAAAGAAAATATAAATAAGACATTAGATAAAATAAAATAGTATATGAGTTCTTTATCTATATTTTAAAAACAAAAATGTCACAAAATATAATTTATCATTGACACGTGTTTTAAGACGTGTTATAATAAAATTGTGGGAGGGAGTTACATGAGGTCTTATTCATCAAGGGAAGTTATTAAGATACTTGAAGAACATGGTTGGTATTTAAAAAGAGTAACCGGAGATCATTACCAATACACAGATGGTCATAGGCTGACAACAGTTAGACATCCGGTAAAAGATTTAGGTATAAAAAACCTCAAGAGTATTGAAAAACAAACTGGGATTAAATTTGATTAATCCCTCCCTTTCCACTATTAATTAATAGTTAGGAGGTATAAAAGGTTATGAAAAAAGACGTCTATGTTTATCCGGCAGTACTCACCCAATATGAAGATAACATAGGAATAACATTCCCAGATCTTCCAGGATGCGTTTCAAATGCTTATACTTTAGAAGAAGCTGCTAAATGTGCAAAGGAAGTATTGGCATTACACCTTTTTGGTATGGAGGAAGATGGTTATGAGATACCAGACCCTTCACCTATAAATAAAATAAAATTAGAAAAAAATGAAATTCCTTTATTAGTTGAAGTTTATATGCCACTTTATAGAGACGCTATTGAGAATACTACCACTAAAACAACAGTTACTATGCCGCAGTGGCTTAAGACATTGGCTGAAGAGAAGAAAGTTAATTTCTCACAAGTACTTCAAGCAGCTCTTAAAGAGCAATTAGGATTAAAAGACATTAATTCATAATTATAAAAAGGACTGGCTACGGGAAGAATCTTATATAAGAGAATTCCATATATAACCATAAGATTAGAAGTTAGGATCCTTAAAAGGCTCCTAACTTCTTTAACTTCAAATACATATTATATGAAAGGTTTATTTTACCGCTCAACAATCTTGCAAATCCTGAGTAAGACATACCTACAATATCAGCTGCCTTTTGATAAGTGAGGTTATTCTTTATTCTCCATTCCTTTATCTTTTCTCCTGGATTATTAAAATATATATGGTAATATTCATGGAAATATTGTAAACTAAGGTTAAATGCATTACATATATCTTTTATGCTTTCAGGCTTTGGAAGGACTCCTTCCTTTTCCCATTGGTTAACGGTTGTCCAATGATGGCCAATTAAATCTGCAAACTCTTCTCTTTCGAGATTATACATTTTTCTTAATTTTATTATTTTCAT